CAGAACCATCAAGGGAACTATCGAACACCTCATCCATGATAAGGAGATTGGTGTTGGTAGAATTCTTATATGCAGCGATCTCACGCCAAGTGAAAAGTAACGCAAGATCTATCCGCATCTTTTCTCCTTCAGAAAAACTTGCATATGAGAAGTCTTCGTGGATAGGTGATTCTATACTTTCATTAAACTCCTCATCGAGAGTGAAGTTAATATAGAAGTCCATCATTTGAAGGTATCTATTTACTTGCTGATTAATCAGTGGAAGATACTTCTTAATGATCGTCTTCTTTACTCCACTATCCTTGAGTAATCCAAATGCAAAGTCGTGTTCTGAAATCAGTTCTTTTTGCTCTGCAACCTTTTCATATGTTGTTGCGAGAGTCTCTTGATATTCTGCTAATTTCTCATGCTCAGTATTTCTGTTTGCAAGTTGTTCGGTAATTCTTTGAATTTCCGATTCCAAATCCCTTGACTGTCGTTGTAGTCCAGAAATCCGAGTATTGTTTTGAGAAATGCCATGTGTTAGGGAAGTAACCTCCTGTGTGAGCTCAGTAAAACGGACCTCTCTTAACTCCTCTTCTTGTATCTTGGACTCTAATTCGGAGAGACCTGTTTGGAGTTTGTTTATAGAGTTATTGAGATCCGCAATTTTATTTAACCTAAACGATTCTTCTATAGTTTGTGTACATGTAGGGCATGATACATTTTCTTTAAAAAAGTTATATTCGTTACCAGCAGTAGTGGTTTTCTGCTTAATCTTACCCCTCAAATCAGATAAAGTCCGTAAGGATTTCGTAACATCACTTAACCCTAGAAGTTTAGTATCAAGGGTTTCAAGTTCTTTGGAAAGCTCTTCATTCTTATCAATATGTCCCTGAGCTTCCTTTGCAATTTCTTTAATCTGACTTTGTTTCTTCTTGATATCTTCATTACCAGTCTCCTCAATAGTTTTAATAAAATTCTTTTGCATCTCAACTTTATCAAGAAGACTATCTTTCTTCAGTTCAAGTGTTCTTACTTCTTCTCTCTTAGAACGAAGTTTTGCTTTAACAACTTCACTCATAGCAGAGAAGATTTTAATATCCAATAAATCCTCAATAACCTCTCTACGATTAACAGCAGTCAATTGCATGAATGGAACAAATGTACTGCTACCCAATATTACAATTTGAGTAAATGATTTAAAATTTAATTTAAGTATATTCTGTTCAAAATGTTTCTGTTGTTCTCCAGCATGAGAGAACTGATCTTGCATCTTACCTTCAATCCATATCTCAAACTTATTTGGTTTCAATCCACGCAATACTTTATACTGCTTATCTCTTACACTAAACTCAACCTCAACTACACCATCTCTTTCGTTAGTATTATTAATTAATTGAGATTTAGTAATCTTCCTAAATGGTTTATTGAATAAAACAAAACATAAAGCATCTAGAATGGTGGACTTACCAGCACCATTTGTACCAACAATAATATTGGTATCATATTCAGTTAGATTAACTTCTGTCCACTGATTACCAGTACTAAGAAAGTTTTTCCATCTAATCTTTTGGAAGCAAATCATTCAAATCACCTTCAACATCATCAGGGGGAATTACAATGTCATCTTTTGTAATAATGGAATAACGGTATCCGTTATGTTCGCATATGCCGATAGCAGAACGATCATCCACTTCAATGATTGACATTTCTGGATAACCTCTTTCTTCTAGCATCATAGCATATCTATCGGCATCATCTTCTTCTACGAAAAGATACAACACCTTCTGTCCGAATCTATCGTTGACAGCATATGCTCCGCTATCTTCTTTACCAGCAACGGCAATTAAGTGCATTAAGTCACCTCACATGCCTCCCTATAAACATTCTCTAAAATCTTTTTAACTCTAGATTTGTCTACAGAGGTTTCTACTTCATCAATATACTTACTTAATAATGTAAGGGTATCTTCACTTTCTTTTCCTTGATTTTCATGAGTTACAAAACCAGTACCATAATCAAATGATTCAATAGTTTTTAACTCTGCAACACCTGCTTGATACAACTTATCAATAAACCTATCTAAGTTAGAACCTTTACCCTTATTCTGAATAATTACTTTAACTATCTTATCTTTATATGGACGTGCATCAAATAATTTATAATTATTATCATCAAAATATATTTTCTCAAAAATATTAAATGGATTATTAACTGGTGTATGCTCTAAAGTCTCAGTATCAAATATATGAAATCCTCTTACATCTCCACAATCATTCCAATATATCTCATATGGATTACCTAAGTAATGAATATTCTCTTGAGAATTTCTATGATGATAATGTCCAGAATATACTCTTTCAAATCTTTTATATATTCCCTTATCTTGTCCGTGCTCCATTACATGATGAGCATTAGCTAAGAAACCATTAAGTTCCAAATGACCCATAACAACAGGACATTTAGACTTACCAAGTTTCTTATAAGTACTATCTTCGTTATCTTTATTAACCCAAGGAACAAATGCTATATCTAACCCACCAATATTCAGTTCCTCATATTCAGAGACAACATGGATATTATCGTACTCTCGTAATAATAATTCGCAAGCATTAATCTCATTAGTATTTTTGTAGTAGGCGGTGTGATTACCAACAACAGTCGTAAGATTAATTTTCCTATCTCGTAAAACGTCAAAATAGTTTGCTTTGGCCCACTGGAGAGCACTAAAATTAACCCCTGTACGGTTATCGAAAGTATCCCCCATATCAATACAAACGGAGATATTATTATCTTCAAGATATGGAAAAAAGATTTCATCATAAAACTTTTGGAAGAAGTCGTGAAATAGTTTTGAATTTTTACGAGCACCAAAATGTTGATCGGTTATGATCGCAACCTTCACTGATAACCACTCCGAAGTTTTGTATGGATATTATCCTTGATGCTATTATAATCCGAATAGTTCCCTCCGTCAAGTGTGTTGTCATCAACCATCACTTGTTCAAATCCAGAACGTTCTAAAATTTTATTCTTAACTTCTAATTGTCTTTTCTCCCTTTGAATACGTCTAAGAAAAGCGTAATGTATGATCTGGGTAAAATAAGCGAAAGGATTACTAGATTTAGCAGGATCAAAATTATTGATATACTGCACACAGTTTTCAATTCCGTCACAAACCATGTCATCTTTGAACATGTAATTTACAAAGTTTGGTTTGTATGATAAGTGTGTTGCAATCTTTAAAAAGCATTCTCCCAAATAATTTGTAATCCGTGGTTTATCTTTACCGAGTTCTTCTGCATCTTTGATGGATTGTTTATATGCAACAATAGCAGCAAGAAACTCCTTATTGTTGACGTAATGCTCCGAACGGGCCCTGCGTCTAGGCATAGTTGTAAACGACATAAGTATCTCTTCACCTGCACATATTATAACACGGGCTTGACAACCTGTCAAAATAGCACTAGAATAACTTTGTGGAAGTTTCAGGAATAGATCTAGCTAGTAATATCTTTTCTATAGAGTTGTTCTAACATCTTTTTAGCATCTTGGACACTAGATATGTAACCCATACGTCTATCTATACGAGATCTATTTCCTTCTTGAGCAGAGTCTTCAACATATCTTTGATGAATTAATATCATTTCTGTATCTTTACATTCTACCATAGTCATTATATTTTTAGTATCTAGTACCATCATATCTTCGTCATTAGTCTTTAACCAAGGTTCTACTTTGTATCCTGTTGTAATATTACCACCAGGTAATTTAACTTGAGAAACTAATACTGGATGATGTAATAACAATAACGTTCTATTTTCTTCTTCACAGGCCGCTATCCGAGCGAAAATCTCTTCACCCGAAATTAATTTTAGTGATGCATAAAAATCGTCTTCCATTATTTTTTGAGTTTGATTGAGATTATTTCATAATTGAATTGTTCTTCGTTGTAAGTTTTAATACGTTCAATTAGATGATTTAAAGTATAATTCTTACGGGATTGATAAGTACAATCATCCGCAATATCATACAACATTGCTTTTACTTTGTCTTTTCCTTTTCTAAGAACCCTTCCAATTGATTGAAGGTTTCTAACCCTGGATTTACTGGGGCTTGCGAAGATGACGTTATGCAACCTCCTAATGTTAATCCCAGTACTGAAAGTACCATAACTGGCAACAATAATCGCATTGGATTCGTTCTCCGTAATTTCACGAACTTTTTCTCTGTCATCAGCAGCTACACCACCATGTATAAAGAATATTTTACGATTTGCTGACTTATTATTATTTATTAAATTATATAACACTTCACCATGTGACTCTACCCTACTATAAAGTAATAGGGTATTTCCCTTTTGATCCAATGCTAGGTTCTTTAAGAAGTTATTTCTTTGCTCATGCTGAATAAGGTATTGTATCTCATCTTCATAGGTTTCAAATTTAATAGGCGGATGCCTTAAAACGAGACATGTAATGTCGAGTTTTGCTAATTGTCCCTTCTCCATCAACTCTTTAGTCCTTGTCACCTTATATGCTGGCCCAAACAATCCTTCCAATACCCACTTATGAGTTTGTGTACCATCAAGAGTACCAGTAAAACCAAACCTATACTTTGCAGTATGCAATTTAGTCATGATTTGAATTAATGATTTAGATTTAAATTGATGTGCTTCATCACCTATTACAACACTAAAATCTTCAAAGTACTTTCTCGGTAACTTATAGATAGATTGCCACGTTGTAATGGTAACTGGACATGTTGTCTCCTTCTCTCGGCCTGCGTATATTTTGTGACAGTATGTCTCAGCATCCCAACCGTAGTCTTCAAAATCTTTATACATCTGCTCTACGAGAGATGTCGTTGGGACAACTACAAGACTTTTTTGCCCTCTATCTGTATAGTACCTCACTAGAGAGTAAATCATCAAAGATTTTCCAGAAGCAGTTGGTGATATCAATAATCTTCTATGATGTCTTAAAGCGTCGTACACTCCCTCTATCTGGTATTCACGTGGAGAATAACGAGATATAGATGTCATATAATCTTTAACACCTTCCATTGACACCATCTCATCCACTTGGAATGGTGTACCAAAATATTTGTTATCTAAAAACTTATACTCGTAATTATAATTCTTACAGAAGGAAGTTATCTTATCTAATAAACCAACGTATATCTCCCCTGTGTGGGTGGAGAAAAGACGAATCTTCCCATCCCAGTGCTTATTTCTATACTGTGGCATGAACTTTGCCCCAGGTACTTCAAATGTAAAGTGATCTGAGAGTTCTTGGTATATGTGGGGTTCTGCTTTAACCCGAAGAAAGACTTCATTTTTCTTTTCAATTTCAAGATCAACCATAACCAGCAATAAATTTCTGCCACTCGATTGCATTCTTAATTTGATAAGTCCGATTACTTATCTGTTTTAGGATGCTCTCACAATAATTTAGGAGAGTTTCGTAGTAGTCTATTTTTAAACTTATTTGCTTTAACTTATCATCTGCATCCAGATATTTTGTCATAGTATCTTTATCCCTTATCTTTTTTCCAAAGGGATTTTCTATGTACACTTCTGGATCTGCTTTACCAGAATAGTATTCATATCTTTCATGCCTAATATTCTTTCTCTGTTGCTCTGCTTTCTTTCTTAGCAACAAAAAATTATTAAACATTTCATGGTACTTAGCATGTAATGCTGGTACTTTTAATGATTCTGTGTGTAGGTTATCAGCGTCAATCTGTGAGTCTTTCTCCCACATACTTTGCAAAGTTTCTAAATTCACATTGGTTGTCCTTGATTATTCAATATTTCATATATGGTATATTTAAATGTTACTTCTGCAGTAAAATAATCAACATCACCAGGTGTTGCATCAAACTGCATTGTTGTTAAATCAGTAGGCCACATATCAGTATATTTTACCATAAATTGAGGATTATTGGTAGAGTCCATTACCAATAGCGTACCATCACTGGTAAGGTTATCTGGATCTCTAGGATCTCCTTTTAATGTTTGTCCACTCCATAATCCATATATCTCATTTAAACTATCTGGATATGCTAGTCCACGCATCCAGTTTTGTATTTGCATATAGTTTTCAAGATTCTCATCTATTAAAAATCTCAATGTAAAATCTTGAAACTCCATCTTATCTCCAGGTTGAGGAATGTTTTTGAGATAAGTTGGTTGTTCCGCAGCCATAAGAGTAAGACCAGGAATCTGTGCGGTATTACTAAAGAAACTTACTTTAGGTGCTTTAGTTAAACTGAACTTAAAACCTATAGGAGATAGGAAATTCCTATTCTCTATTTGCCTTTCATATGGGTTGCTTATATCAGCCATTAGTCAACGCAGGTCTCCGTAGGGCTATTTAGACAAAAAAAGAGAGTCCCGAAGGACTCTCTTGAGAAGTATATAAGCGTCTCGCTTACATAAGGTTCTTAACTGCAACTCTTCTGTAGTAGCGGTTGCTGTTAACACGTAGACGGCCAAGTCCCTGAGTAACTCCCTCAGCGAATGGGTTTGAAACCATACCGTAACGAGTCTTAAACCCGATTTTTGGTTGGAATGTGTTCTCTCCAACTGCACGAACCATCTGTAGTGGAACGTATGGGCAGTAGAACAGTCCAGCATCGTAAGGTGAAGTACCTTTGTATCCAACAACATAGTACTGGTTACCATTCTGTGCGTTAGCAGCAGTTAGGTTAGCAGAATATGGGTCGATGTATACTCTGTACTTACCATTGATTGTACCAGCAAATGTGTTACCAGTGTCATCAACGTTAAGGTTAGCATTAA